TCCCATGTCTGGAACGCCTGACGGTCCGTATGGGTCCGATTGGTATTGACCACTTTGATAAGGATTGTATCCTGTTCTATCTCCATAAACCATATATTGTTTAGACATTTCCGCTTCTTGAGCGGCTCTTGCTGCTTGTGCTGCCTTCATTTCTTCAATCATTGCCTGCATTTCTTCCATAGTCATGCCTTGCACAGGTGTTGTTTCCGGTCCTGGAGGTGTTTCCGGTCCTGGAGGTGTCGGTGTTCCCGGAGGAGTCATCGACCAATCAGTCACACCAGCTGCTTCAGCCGCAGCAGGGGTGCTGTATTGTGTTCCATCTGGTCCCCAAACAATTACTTGAGGCGTCATTGTAGGTCCTGGAGGAGTTGTCGTCGGTCCTATAGGGGGACCTCCAGGGGGTCCTCCATCGGGTGCTGTTTCAATGGGATCAACCCAAGGTGGAGTGCCATCAGGGTTTAAAACCTCTGGCGGAATAAATGGTTCCGGTGTTGGTGTTGTTGGTGGTTGAACTTCAGGTAAAAATAAATCGCTTGGTCCAAAAGGTATATCGTGTTCTACCTCAGAAGGTATAGGCGGCATAAAATCTTCTACCCAATCTTCTTGTGGAGGAGTTACAGGAATGTCCCAGCCCATGTTGTCTACGGCGGTTTGTACATCTGGAGGAGGTTGTCCTAAATTTGGATCAAAAGGTCTATCGCTTGGTCCAATAGGTGCTTTTGGTGGTTTTATCGGATCAAATAATGGATCTCCTGGGCCAGAAGGTGATCTTGGAGGTCTTCCATCTACTATTCCTGGCATAGGTGGAGGTTGTCCTAAATTTGGATCAAAAGGTGGTCTCGGAGGTCTGCCTCCGCCGCCTGGCATAGGCATAGGTCCGACAGGTTCTGGAATCCGAATAGGGTGTCCTCCGGGGATCTTACCAGGTGGCTGCATCATTGGTGGTCTTGGAGGTCTTCCTCCGCCGCCTGGCATAGGCGGGGGTAACGAAGGTATTACTTCTTGTGCTACTTCTGGGGGAAGAGTCGGTATTACTTCTTGTACTACGTCTGGTGGAAGCGTCGGTACTACTTCTTGTACTACGTCTGGTGGAAGCGTCGGTACTACTTCTTTTACTACTTCTGGTGGAAGCTCCGGCATACATCTTATTATTGTTCCAGTACCACAAAAAGGCAGCACCTCTTTTATTGTTTCAGTAGGTAACGAAGGTATTACCTCTTTTATTACTTCTGGTGGAATTTTAGGAACCACCTGTTTTATTTGTTCAGGAGCTAACGAAGGAAGAATCCGTTTTACTTTTTCTACTACTTCAGGAATATTTGCTGGTCCCGGAGTTCCATCTGGACCAACTGGAACTCCGGGAGCAGCAGAAGGCAAAGGAGACTCATAGGGATTTTGTCCCATAGGATATGGTGGTGTCGGAACAGGTCTATCGCTTGGTCCCATCATAGGAGGACGCATTACCGGTCTTGGTTTCCTTTCAGGAAGCATAGACATAATACCTGGACCTGGCCTCTTCTTTATAACGGGTCTTCTAGCCATCTTTCTTATTCTCTTTCTTGTCTTTTGCTATACGCTCTCTTTCAACCCTAGCTTTAAGTACCGCCATGTCTTCTTGAGATCCTATCTTTTCTTCTTCCATTTTCAGCTTCAGAACCGCTATGTCTTCTTGAGATTTTAGCTTTTCTTCTTCTGATTGGTCCTTCTGTTTAAGTTTTGCTTTATCTAAAGCAAGCTTCTTCTCGGCGATTTCTTTATCGTCTTGATTTTCTTGCTCTCTGATCTGCAACTCTTGTGCTTTCAATTGTACCACTCCATCATCAGGTGGTGTCAAGATCTCTTCAAGAGCAGGCATTATTGTTTCCATTAACTGTAGCTCGATTTGCGCCTTGAGCGCTTCTTTTTCTGGGTTAGGTGGAGGAGGTTGTTGTCCAGGTGGCACTGGTCCGCCTTCTTGCATTTGCGGAGGCATCATGCCATTTGCTCCTGGTGGCATAGCTTGTTGTTCCGGCATTTGTTGGTCGGCAATCTTTTGTGCCTCTAGTGATATGTGCTGAAAGATGTGTGAAACCAAAGATGGAACCGTTGCCGGATTCATCATGGCCACAGGACTTTCTAATAAGGTTAGGTGCGCCTCAATATGCGTCATATGTTCCTGTTCAGGAAACGCAGTAGCAGGAGCACCCATTAATGCTGCACCATTTTCTTGCGCCGGGTCCACAGGAGCGGGAGGTGGTGGATCGGGCATTAATAATGCGTCAATGTTTTCTGAGCCTAACGCTTCGTACATTCGGCGATAGGATTCTTTAATATTATGTATTTCTGGATTGCTTTGTACCAATTGCAGCTCTTGTTGCGCGAGCGAAATTCTTTGGCTCATTGAGAAGAAGTTTGGATCAGATACAGGAAGCACATCAACGCGACCGTCAAAGTCTTGTTGTTTAATCATTTGATCCCCACCAGCTACTTGATACGGATACTCAGGCGGTAAAAACTCTGCGAACAACCTAGACAGTATTTTAAACTCTGTTTTTTGTGCATAGTGCAATCGCTTATGGACCGCCGACATAACTCTTGTGCCTTGTTCCAAAAGTGCCATGGTGGTTCCAACAGGAAGTTCTTGGTTGCCTTCGCCAATCTGTAAATTAGCAAGGGAAGCAAATCTTTGTCCCGCTTCAACACAAGACCCCATCAAAGCAAGTAGGGTTTGTGAGGGTTCTTTATACGGTAAAGGTATTAAAGAATCTCGAAGGGCTCCGCCTGGTGCGTCAACATCTCTAAACTCCCCTGGCTCTAATGGAGTTTCGTCGTCCCTGATTCTTAGTCCTCTGGCTTTAAAACCAGCGGGAAGGTTAGCGAGCGTTCCAGCATCAATAAGTTGTCTTAGTGCTCCGGTTGCGGTTCTTGATAAACCACCGATCATGTGAATTAAGCCGAACCCGTAGAAACCCAGTCCTGGGAGAAATTTATAATGAACGAAGTATTGAATTTTTGTTTTCAGTGGATCGTTCGGATTGTAGTTTCTACGGATCGCTAATACCTGATTTGAAGTTCTATCAACGGTGATTATATAAGGGAGATGAAAACCATCCGAGTCTTCAAAACCAGGTATGTCCATGGACACATGAAACTCTAAGAGCTCATACATCATTTCATTGGCGCTTGTAGTCAGTCCTTCAAGCTCGTTTACTTTGTCTTTTGGTTTGCCAGTAATGTTTGTTTCACTGGGTTCTAATGGAATGTCTCGATAGAAACCAGCCACTTGTTGTGTACGCACTTCGTTGTACGTCATTTTTACAACATGTGTCACTCTTTCGCAGGTTTCAATGTCACTGGCTGTGTAGGGAACGACTAAATCTTCAGTGGGTACAAAAGTGCTTACAGCTCGTTGTTTGCTTGGATCAAAATAGACTTTCTTAAAAGCAGAGCCTGCTAGGGGCAAATAAAACAGTAATTGGTCCATTTCCGGGGTGTATTCCTGCATTACCGAGGTAATTTGGTAGTTCATAAACTCTTGCACGCGTTGTGCTTGAGCCTCACTATCTGGGTTTTCAAGACCCATTATTCTGGTTTTTACCGGTCCTTTTGCTGGAAGCAGCTCTTTAAAGGCTTGAGCTTGGAATTGAGTAACTGATTCTGCAAGGAGGGGGTGGGTAACACCACTTGCTCCGGGAAACGGACGTTCTCGGTCTTCGTATTTGAAACCAAGTAGGTCAAGTCCTTCAACATAGGTTTGTTCCCATTCTTGACGACTGGCGTGGTCTTCTTCAAAATCGCCCATTAAGTCGCTGGCTATTAGACCAAGCTCTGAATCATCTATGTAATCTGCTAAGTTGGCGTCAAATGGAATGTCTTGCATGTCCATTTCTTCTGGACCAAAGTTTATTTCTGCTGAACCGTCTTCTATAAAAGAAACCGCAGCACCAGTGTCCATGGTCCCTGGTTCTTCGATCTCGACCGTTTGTCCGTCCTCGACGTCTAAGTCGATTAGATCAGAAATTCGATCTATGTTCGTCGGCTTGTTTCCGCCAATCATTGCCATTAGTTAGTCCCCAAACAGTCTGTTGAAAAGCAATAAGTCCGCTATTGAGCCTTCTTCAAGTCCGGGTTCTGGATCAGGTTCGGTATAATCGAAACCAAACATTCTCATATTATCCGTCGGATCATCTGAACCTGGCCCTGGCCATGTCGTATCGTCCGATATTTGACTGTTTCTTTCAAAAAGCGTTGCTCCTGGAGTAATATCCCGGAGTAAGTTTCCTACTCCCCCTTCAAAAGGGTATGTATAGTCGCCTCCATCCATCTTTGTTGATTTTAGCATTTCACCAACCGCTGCTCCTGGACGCTTTCCTCTAAACTCTGGGTCAACAAGAATGGAGTCTTGTATCATTTCAGGAAGTCTGCCTTCTCTGGCTGCCCCTTCTAGTCCCATACCTGCACCGAGGCCCACTGTTGCGCCGAGTCCGATTTTCAAAATATCTTTGGCGAGTTTAGTTGGGTCTGCTTTAGCAAGTTGAGCAGAGTTTGCATTTCTAAGGGTTGTTGCTGCTGATTTAATCGCTTCTATTTTTTTAGCGGGTGGAAGATCCATTTTCATAACTGAAGCTCTAATCATGTCCATAGTTTCGTCTCCGACTTGTTTGGCTCGCATAACCTGGCTTGAAGCTCCAGGCATATAAGGCGGCACAAACTCAGTCGCTTTGTCGCCCCTTTCCGCTATTTCTTCCGGGGTCAGTCGACGGTTGACCTTGGGTTTTGGACGCAAAGATCCAATGCCTCTCTTCATTGCTTGAGTAAGTAGGCTTCTAATAGCCATTAGTATACTCCGGTAAAGTTGGTGCCTCTTTCTGCGATGCCTCCGCCTCTTGATTTACCTTTGCCTGCTCCGGGTTGTGGCCCTTTGCTGGTTTTCATTTTTTTGGTTTTTGCATAAGGAGCAAATCCTTGGTCCTTGATGACTTCGCCTTTTTTAGCTTTCACTGTTTTCTCCTAGTAATATTCTTTGATTCTGCGCGGAGCGTTCTCCTGCATATCATAATCTGATTCTAACCCAATAAAGCCTCCCTGTCGATAACGCAACAGAGCCTGTGTGGTTGAGTCTACCAGATCATCATGTTCGCCGAAAGGAAATGCCGCGCATTCTTCGACTAATTCTTCTGCCCAACGGGTTTCTGGCACATAAACCATGCCGGCTTCCAGAATCGGCGCAACCGTGTTCACTCTTGCAATTTTATCTTGCCCTTTACCAGGGGAATAGTTCACTACTGGAATCCCCGCTTGCCGTAGTTCATCAGTTAGTGGCATCCCAGAGGCTTTGGCTTCGATGATAATGGTGTCAGGATCCCAATATTTGTACTGCTCAACGGCTTCTCTTTTGAGCTCAGGAAAATCCCACCGCCCTTTTTTAACGTCGAGCAGCAATAATGCCGGTCGCGAAGACCCTTCATCGGGTTGAAACACACACCAAGTGGTAATAGCAGAAAAGTCAGCGGTTTCTTTTTTGGAAAACGCCGTGTCGTAGCTTTGAATGACAAAGTGCATTTCTGGCACCTCTTTTTTAGTCCATTTTTTCCACCACTGACGTTTTAGTATCGCCCCTTCTTCCGATGTCGGGTTTTGCATCCATTGGGCTTCCCATTTGGACACCGGAATAGAGGCTTTTACCCCTTCCAATTCTTCAATTTTCCAGTATCCGGGCCACAAGGCTTTGCCGGATTCGGGGAAAATAGCCGGAAATTCTACGACCTCCCACTGATCAGCGTGTTCTTCGACCTGTTTGCTCAGCAGTCTCCCAGTTAAATCTTTAGTGCTCCATCTTGTCATCACAATGACAATAGCACCTCCTGGTTGTAGTCTTTGGCGAGGCCCTGAAGAATAATATTCCCAGGCGTTATCCAAGGCTGTTGGACTCAAAGCATCTTGTTCACTGTGAATGTCATCGAGCACTAGCAAATCCGCCCCCCGACCAGTGACAGCTCCGCCGATACCCGAATAAAACGCTTCGCCACCGCCATTGGTTTCCCAACGCCCAGCAGATTTTGAATCCGCTTTTAGGGCTACTCCTGGGAAAACAGCTTGGTATTCTTCTGCGTCAATAATATCTCTGACGCGTCTACCGAAACGGAAGGCAAGTTCAGCTGTGTGCGTAATTTGCATGACTTTGAGTTTTGGGTTTTTGCCAAGAACCCAGGAAGGGAAGTAAGTGGAAGCAAATTCGCTCTTTGTGTGTCTGGGTGGCATATTAACAATAAGCCGTTTCAGCTCGCCGCGTGCGACTCGTTCGAGCTTCTCAGCAAATATTTGGTGGTGTCGACCTTCAATAAAGTCTGGCCACATGTGTCTAACATACGTCAGAAAGCTTTCTGCGCCATTGCGTTGGAGTTGTTTAGCGTTTAACGCCTCAGTTAGTTCAATTAATTGCTTAGTCGCATCAGGGTATTGCTCTGCTAAACGTTCCAAGTCAATGTCTACATTATACGTCGATTTAGTTCCTTTTGGCATTTATTAATGTGCTTCTTTTTAGCATTAGGGTTGTTTATATAGTCTATTAGGTCCTTGGTCGAGGTACCTTTCATCCAATGATAACGGACCAAGGTCTTGCCGGTCCTACGGTTAAAGAGCTTTTCTGTCGGTTTAAATTTAATCGGCATTTTCTTTATTGTGCGTGATGTTTTTGCACCACCAGTAAAATTCACTTTCTCCCAAGGTATGTTTCATTGTATTCACTCTTTGTGTCACCAACTGAACGTTACCTATTATATAGCCTTTATTCGGGTCTTTTCTATCAATACTCACATTAAAGTCCTGTTTGCCTTCGCCACCGTGCCACGTCATAAAGACACCCGATAATGCACATTTTCCATTTTGTTTTCGCCAAATATTTTTAATATTATACATATCGAGTTCCCATTCCATGTCTTTCCGCGCATTTTTGAGTTTTGAAAAAACCACAGCAAGATAGGATTCCGGGCTATGATTCCTTGCCGCGTTTCTTTGAAAGGAGGTACAGCGTCTACAAACGTTTCGCTTGCCAGTGTATTCTTCTTGGAGAAGTTCTCTTTGGCAGGTGACGCAAGTTTTTTTCATATAAAAAATTTTTCCTTCGACCAGGGACTCCTAGACCCTTTTTGTTATATAAAAGGGATCAAAAAATGTCAAATTTTCTGAATATTCTGTACCCGTCTGTTTTCTTCTCTTTAGAAGATAGTAGACAAGCTAGCAATAGGGGGGGATGGCCTATGGCATCATCTCACTTCGTTCGATTCATCCCCCCCTATTGCTAGCTTGTCTGGGCGACCGACCTGAGTAGCAAGCAAGTTTGTAAGTTTGTTCTTTTATAGATAGAAAAGACAAGCAAGTGTGTGCTTGCTTGTCTTTGGGCGACCGATTTGAGTAGCAAGCGCCCTTAGAGCGCGTTAGATGCGCTCTAAGGACTATTTGCCAAATTGATTGGTATTAGTAGGTAGTCTTAATAACTGTGGTACACCTCTGTCTGTGTTCATGTAATTCCATGCTTTTCGCCTTGATTGATCATCACCATAAGGTGCGATTCCTCTTTGTTGCATAGATACTTGATGCTCGTGAACAGCAAACAATTCATCTACCACTGAGCGTGGTAGATGAATTAGACAGATACCTCTATCAGTTGGCATTGGTCAATCGTTC